CCGTCAGGAACAGTTTTGACCGATTCCTTGAAGTCTTTGTACTCTTTCAGCAGCTCGGCATTCTTTCGACGCATTGCGTCAAGTTCTGATTGCCATTTCTGAGCATCAACATTTTGCTCCACGGGAGCAATGTTTTCTTCAGCCATGAATTAGCCACGGGCTAGATTTCAGGCCAAATCTACTACCAAAGAAATTTATTCGCCCAGTAGGCCTTTGAGCTTGGGCCGCGCTTGATGTTTTGTGCGTGACGTGCCTTCCAGTTCTTGCGCGCCTCTGCTGCGGCCTTGCTCTCACCGTCACGCTTAGGAAAACGCTTGGCACCTTGTAACCCAAACCGCAGCAGCTTCTCTTTGCCGTCAACCTTGGTGACAACTGCTGCTGCGTATTTAGGGTGCCTGGGCGTTTTGATGGGCTTATTGAGACCCTCAAATTTGTGGCCGCCCTTTTCAATCGTCACTTTTTCTTGGCTTTCTTGGCAGGGCTCAGCTCTGAGCGCCTTTTTAAGACAGTGTTGCCAGTCACGTCTGACTTGATCCGCACAATCGGATCATCAGGCGTGCCAACCCTGGTGACAGTGCCACCACGGGGAGTCTTAATGGAAACGCGATTGGCCTTGGCAACACTTTGAACCACTCCTGTGGTTCTGGCCCCTCCATAAGACCAAGCGACGCGAGAACCCTTCTTCATTTTTTCTTGCCCCCCTTCTTCTTCTTTTTCTTGGGCTTACCCATCCCGTAATGTCCTGGCATCAGTCAGCCTCCGTAGGTGCTTCCTTTTTAGCGGACTTTTTCTTGGCCGTCGCTTTGGGCTTGGTTTCACCGCCCTGCGACTTGAACTGGTACTTAGCAGGAAGAGTCATGAGGGGTAACGACGCTTGAGCTGATCCAAGGTTAGCTCTGAGCCGTCTTGACTTACAAACTTGCGTATAGCAACTGTTGGGCCAAACTTTTCAGTCAGTCGATTGAAGTACGGAACCTTTGATGCACCCAGCACATCTGCTTTGACTTCCTTGGGTTGCTTGTCCAACCATTCGCCATAAGTCTGATTGCTTGGCACGGTGTCACCACGCCTTGCACGCGATGGACCAAAAGCAGTGTTGGGCCTGCGTAGTTCTGTTTGCGGTGGTCGTGCGATACCAAGCCCGCTGTAGTCAATGATGGGCACAGTCGTAGAGCGACAGTTGAAGTGCTGCGGTGGTGTTGGGCCTTTGCCGTACTCAAACGACCTGCCATCTAAAGAACGGCAGATGGGTGATGTCCTGCTGTCTAACGTCGCGACGTAGCGGTAACGCTTGGTCACGTCTTGATTGGCCTTGTAAACCTGCTGGCTGGTTTCGTTGGCCACCTGATTAACGCTGGTGCGCACCATGGCCATCACCTGATTGTTGGCAACAGAGGTCAGCTCACCACCAGCCTGCGCTAACTGCCGTACTGACAGCGGGCCTAAATCACCAAACCGCAAACGACCTTTGAGGCGTCGTGCAATCTTGTCTGTCGATTCACCAGTCAATAAGCCGTTGCGCACGGTCTTGGCGAACAAATCAGCTTGAGACTCCGCTAAACCACGAAAAGACTTCTCAAGCACCTTGCCATTCGGCAACGTGACGGTGCTGCCTTGTGTAGCAGTGAGGCTGAACGTTTGAGGCGCACCAGTGACAGCAGCCTGCAGGTCATCACTGAGCGACACCACATTGATTTGAGTTGGATCAACGGTTGCCACAGACTGCGCAAACTGCGGGCTGATCTGCACGCTACGGATCTGCTCACGCAGGTTCACTGGCAATGCTTGCCGCAGCTCGTTAGCGACAAACTCGCTTTGCAACTCCGCCAAGCCCTGGAGGTCTTCAACAACTGCAAGCGTGCTGGTGCCAGCCCAGCCTTCTAGCGATTGCTTTAGTTGCGCAAGGATCGCCCGAAGCCGTGCAGCTTTTGCAGGCGCTGCAAGCTCATCAATGCCACGAAGCTGATCAACAGCGTCCAAAACAAGATCGTTGTATGCAACAGCAATGCGCTTGGCAACACCGTTGCTAAATCGGTTGAGGTCAATCGCATTGCGATACAACTCCGATGGCGTGCTCATGACTCATAGATGCCGAGATATTGCGGATCGTCAATGCAAGCCACCGACACATCACAGCCAGCCCGTAGCGCGTTACCCACAAGGCCAGAAAACTCAGCGATCACATCTGTTTCGTACAGACCAATCGCCGTTTCTGACACACCACAGATTTTGCCCTTAAGGTACCAAGTGACTCTGATCACTGCATAGGTTTGCTCTGCCAGCTCCTGCTTTGAAAAGAACAGGAGACGTTGCATCGGATCTTCAGGCTTGCGGTTGCGCAGATTATCCAGCCAACTCATCTTCAGCCTCCGGCTCTGCTTCTGGCATTGTGGCCTCTTCTGCAGCAGGTGGCGTCGGCTCAGGCTGCTGCATTTCAATCAAGCCGCCAGTCTGCGTTGCCTCAATCTCCTATTCGATGTCGAAGTCTTCAGAGAGAACATCGCCATTGGCAAGTTCGTTGAGCAAGGTCTCTTGCGTAATCGTGCCAGCGGTGTAGAGCTGCAGCAGTGACTGAATCTCTTGGGGCTCAAGGCGTTGACCAAGGAAGTCGCGATTGACTTGGCTGCTGCCTGCTACAGGCTGTTGCATGTACTCAGCATGAAAGCGCAGGCAGTTATCGATCATGTCCTGCATCTGCTGAGCCACAACCATCATGGTGCTGTCGCCTTGGCTGCGATCAATCCGCTTGGCCTCTGCAGTTTCACCAACAAGCTTGGCTCCGAGGACAGCAGCCAGACCTAGGCCATTGATCTTGTTCTCAATTTGCTCCAGCTGCTTGAACTGCGCATCGAAGCTGTTGCCGGAGGGTTCTATGTATTCGCTCCTGGCAGATTCAGGAAGGGCCAAGGCTTCCGATGCGCCAGCACTGATCTCTTCTGCTGACTGGGGGAACCCGTAAATCGCGAGCAGGGGGATTGCGCTCACGCTCAAAATATTCGAGAGGTCCGAAGAAACCTGATAATGCTGCAGATTCAGCTCTGCAATGTCATCCAATGGCGGCATTGACTCCAAGACACCAGTGCGGTTGGCATAAGCCACGGCAAAAGGAATTTCATTCAGGCTTGTTGTGCCTTCGTCAACGATGTTGTAGTCACCCTTGTCGTCTTTCTCGTGGATCTCGTAAGCACCAGGAGTTAGCACCCTGACTCTTTCAACATCCTTTTCTCCGTACTTGCCATCTGCGACCGTGATGGTTTCAGCTAGGCGCAGCATTGTGAGCTTCTGCTGGCCCTCAGTTATCTCGGTCCTGAAGCCCAAGATTTCTCTTGGCGAATACGAAACCCAGTAGGGCCTGCCGTTTTGACCTGCAGCAGGTGCATCAACTAAAACGCCAACGTGGCCATACCTAAGGGCAATCCTGGCGGTGTTGAAAAGCCATTGCTGCAAGTCGTTGCCCTGCAAATCAACGTCGAACAGCTGCTCAGTGACAACATCGCTGACATCTGTGAGGCGCACAGGCTTTCGGGTCAACATGCCCGCCAACATGAGTTCGAGGCGTTTTGTAAAGGGGCTAAGAACGCTCTTTTGCAAACGATTGTCATAGCTTTCGTCGCTTTCTCGGGGGAACTGCGGCAAAAATTTTCTATGGCCTTGGCGGATTCCCCGCGTTCCCTTCATTAGCTGCTCAATAAGCAACCATCCAGGTTCCATGCGTACCCAAGAGTTGTTGGGCGCATCAACGGTTCTTTCGGTGCTAACGCGGACACGCCCAGAAAAGCCTGAATACACAGCTAAATCCCGCCCAATGCCTGCAGTTTAGTAAAGCCTGATTCCAGTACCACGACCAGCGCGGGCATGGAGCATTGAGAAATCCCGGTAGACGAGATAGCCAAGCGCATCATTCATGTGATCGTAACCCGCATCCTTATCAGGATCACCAGCCTCGGTGTAGCTCTGCAGCTCTAAACATTCAATAGTGCGCTTGCAGTTGGCAGCAATCTGCAGCCTTACCTGACCTTTCCCGTTTTCCAGCAAAGCTTGAACAGAAGCCACCCGATCACGGATGGGAGGATTTGCCTTTGGCGATTGATTGCTGAACCCGTAAGACTCCAAGATTTGGATGTCAGTGCGCGAGGCATTCGTGCTTCTGTTTCCGCCTGATGCGTCAGGGTAGATATAAACCGGGCGTCCATCAGCTCGGCGTTGTATTTCTTGTGCCATGGCGTCGGTGTCATGTGCGCCACTGATCTCATCGATCAGGAGAAGGTTTTCTCCAAGACGAA